TTGCTTCTTTATCGCAGTCGAATAAATAATCAATCATATGAATCATTTTGTTACCCATTTGTTCTGCCGTTAAACCATTAGCTAATGCCCATGTTCTTCCAACTAATCCCATTTCACTTCGAAGTGTTTCTGGTGTATTATACCAATATGCAATTGCATCTGCGACATCTTCAAATTTTACTCGGTCATCAAAAATATATGGCGTTGCTGGCGAACCTTGTAATGATCTATTGCTAGGAAATACCGGTTCTACCCAAACGCCATGTGATTTATACTTGCCGGTGTGATTAGTTGCAAATTCACCATTAAAACGAATCCATTCTCCATTTTCATCTTGGAACCCGCATTGATCTTGCAATCCGCCAGTTACATTATTAATAATAGGAGTTCCAGAAAGAATTGCTTCAGTTGAACTAAGTCCCCAACCTTCGTTAGATCCAATATTAACAACAACATCTGATATATTATACAATGCATTAAGTTCGTTTGTTGTTAATTTTTGTTCAGAAAAGATTATTTTACAATGAGGAGCTATTACATCTCTTACTGCAATTAAATCAGTTCCATTATCATCAATTGGTTGCGTATGCATTACTAAACCAACTTTATTCTTTTCTTCTTCTGGTAATGAGTCAACAAAAGTTTTAAATGCTAAAATAACATCCCCAGGTTGTTTTCTCCGGATATTTCTATTATTCCAAAATACCATGAAATCAATTCCATTTTCTTTTTTGAATCGATCATGCATTTTTTTATATAATTCATCATCCTTCGATATCGGCTTGAATACGTTATGATTTAAGCCATGAGGCACATAGCCTGTAATAATTTCATTCCAATTGACATTTACAGGAACTGCGCCGGCGTCATAATCTACAACGCCGAATCCGTTCTGTTTAAGCACTTCTCTGTGGATATTATCAGATTGCTTACTAATTCCCATAATTAAGTCACAACTACCGTAAAATGGTGCGTTCCACATTGGATAAGGTAAATCATCCCAAATAGAATAATAAACTAATGGAATATTGTAAGTAGTTTTTAATTCATGCTCTAATGCATATAACCATGTCCAATAACGCGGATCGGTAAAGTGAAAAATTGCATCTGGTTGTTCTTGATTGATGAGTGCAAATAAAACATTGCGATCACCATAACCTGACCATGGTATTAATTTAACCGATGCATCTTCTACACCTGTTTCATGTGCAATATGTTGAGATAAATCTACACCTTTCCCATGTTCTGGATGTTGTAGTGCTGCACCTAATTGTACCCAATCATAATGCTTTACAGTACTATAAATGATTTCTTTACTAACTGTTCCAATACCAGATGGCAAACGAAAGTCATCTGATAATAGTAGAATTTTCTTTTTCTTAGGCTTGTTAGGATCGATTTTTTGTAATTTTGGTAACTTCATTCGTAACTTTTCCTTTTGTTATAACTTTATTATAAATATGTATTAACCTAGTATAACCACTGGTTTTTCTAATTTTTTGGTATTTGTATATGCTGTTTTAAGCACTGGGTCTAATTGGGTTTCGTTGGTCATAATAATCATATAATCACAACGTTCTGCAATCAATTTCATGCGATGATGAAGCTGACTAAAATGATAAGATTTTCCATAATATGACTCTGGCATTGCAGAGTGTACATTGTAACCTGAAAATGATGGATTATATTCTTCATATTGCATTCCAAATTCTAAAGCAAATTTCCTTACCATGCTATTTGCGCCTTCAGCACCGCCAGCACCTAATACAATAACATCATCTCCGAATCGTTGTTTTAAGTTGCGAAGTGTTTCTTGCACCTTGCGCTTATTCTGCCAATTTGTATTTCCTATTACTGCTACTCGTTTCATTTTTTTTCATATAAGAATTTAACACCCTTTGGCATATGTCCATAAACAATGCGAAGTGCTTCTTCTAACAATTTTTTATTGGCTTTACTAGTAGGACCATCTTCATTAGTACATAATGTATATTCTACATCGGTAAAATGCACGCCAGGCCAAGTAGGATGATTGCGCATTTGAAATTGATATACATATATGTGTTTATGATAAGCCATAATATATTATATAAAAATTTATTCTCGAATCCTAATGAAAATACAATTTAAGTAATTTTCAATTTCTCTTTGACGAATTTGATCTCGTTTTTTTAATAAACCATTTTGATCAAAATGTCCTTTTTCGTCATATTCAAATACGATATTTTTTGACGGACTATATCCATCTACCCAATATCCTAATTCTTTAATATGAAATTCGCCGCCATTTTCTGCATGCATTAAATCAGTAATACCTAATTCTATAGCTTTTGCTTCTAGGATTGCAATCGATGATATATTGTAGTTTGGTTGCAACATTTTTCCATCAATAATTGATTTTTGTAATCGTTTAATTGCTGAGGTACGTCTTTTCCGTTTCGTTTCTACCGATTCATTTTTTATTGAATTGCGTATTTTATCATTTACTTCATCAGTATTTCTTGCACATTTTTTACAAACAGTTGTTGGATTTTGTTTCAATTTATATAACGTAGTATAACCCATTAATTCATTACAATTAATTGTTGGACAAAGTTTCCAAAATTTTGGTTTATCTCGTTTTATTGTTAATCCTTTATTTGATAAGTTCCAAGTGCCATTTTGTATGCATTTTTCATAATGATTTTTTGCTGTACATTTTTTACATGGTTTACTTCCAGTTCGTATAGCTTGATTTAATGCTCTTTGATTTTTATGAAAAATTAAATCACTACATTGCGGACAAACCCGGCTATATTCAGATTCAAATTTAAATTCACTCATATCTACCTTTTAATATAAATATATTGTAAAGTTTGTAAATATTGTTATTCGCGGATTCTGTTTTCTTTAGGGCATACATCATAAAGCTCTTTTGCAAAGCAATACTTACAATTCTTATCACCTTTGCCAGATATTGCAAGATATTTTGCTTCAGCATTCTTATTGCCTTCTGCATCAAAGCATTGTTCAACAAATGCATCAATTTGTCGTTGCACTTTCTTTTGCGTAACCGAACCAGATGACGGTCTAAAGTTTTGGATGCGCTTTTGAGGGAACATCGAATCTTCAATCATTTTGCGTTTCACAATAAAGAATTCAACATCAATATTGTCTTTGGGAACATTGAATTGTTTAGAAAAATAATTCTTATATGCAACTAGTTGTGCTGCTTTTAAGCTATCTGCTTTTTGATATTTATTCCAACCTTGGCGTGATGTTTTGATATCATATAACACAATTCTATTAGTTGGAACATGGCGCATAATAACATCAATAAAACCATACCAATATACTGAAGGATTTGTGTCTGATGCTTGAACACATAAATCTAATTCAATGCCAACTAATTCCCAACCTTTGCTAGAAAAATATGCTGAGCGACGTTTCTTGAACCATTCTAATATTGCAACGCCATCTTCTAAATATTCTGCTAATTGCAATGGATTAGAAAAATGTTCTCCTCCCATATCTGCAACACAACGTACATATTCTTCTCGAAGTTTGTTTTGCAATATGCTACGAAAATCTAAATTCTCTGCTTTCTTAACAGATTCGGTATACATTACCGTTAAGAAATGTTGAAATGTTTCGTGAAATGCTGTTCCGAATGTCGTATCAATTGATGCTTGAAATGGAGCCAAACCGTCAATATAGGCAAGTTTCCAAGACATTGGACATCGCTCGTACATCGACCATTGTGAATAAGATATCTTTCTAGGAACCGTCTCTGGGTCACGAAGTGATAAACGGTATATCGGTGCAATGTATTGTCCTTGTTTCATACTTATAATATAAGAAAAATAATTCAAGAACACAAAAAAAGCTCGACATTTCTGCCGAGCTATTTATTATTCTGTTATTTGTTCTGTAAATGATAAAACCTCATCTAACAATTCATCTTTTTTGTTAGACATTTCTTCGAAGAAAGCATCTGTCCAACAATCATCTTCATCTCTGTAGTTTAGATCTTCAAAATATTCTTCATCTGGATGGAAATATTCAATATCTCGGAATTGTTGATTTGCAGCACATGCTCCAATGAAACAATAACCTTCATCTTCAAAGGTTCCTTCAACTTTAGCTCCTGCATACTGTTCTCTAAGAAAATCGCTTAATTTAAAAAACAATCCTTCCGGGAAGTCCCACGCACTAACCAATGATAGATAAACTGTATCATCAGACGAATCTACATCATCTAAATAGCACCATTTAGCACCAACATTTTCAAGCCACCAATCTCTTGTATCTTCGGTGCCATCATAAAGACTTTCAAACAAACAATTTGAGCATGCCTCCATTCGACTTAAGTAAGTTGAATTCTCAGGCCATTTTTCTGAATCAGTTTCTAATCCAATCCACTCTAAGAATCTCGAAGTATCATCTGCTGTTTTAAACTTTACTTCTAATAATGAATAAACATGATTTGCCATTTCTTATATTTTTTTATATTATAAGAAATTATTTTTGTAAATCCAAATAATCAGAGCTGAAATCTATATGATTATGTAGTTGTTCTCTTAAATAAATGTCAATTAAATCTTTTGTTTTTATTAAATCTTGGTCAAAAGATCCTTTATGACGGCATCTTACAATGCGTTTAATGATGTCAAATTCGTAGCTATTCAAACCCCACTCTTCTGCAAATTTATAAAGGCTATCCTTGCCTTTGTAATGTGATTGCGTATTTATGCTCATTTGATTCCTTTCAATAGTTTTTTCTTTTCGCCTTCGCTATAACCATACATTGTTAAAATACGTTCACATTGAGTCTTATCCATTAAATCAACATAATCAGCGGCTTCTGTCTTGCTAACTTGATAATGTTCTGCAATCTGCGATACTAATGCAGCATCATACTTATCTTCAGATTTACCTTTTATGTATTTTGAAAATGCTTTATTATTAGGTAATAACTCATGATACAATTTATATGTTTCTTGTGGTCTTAATAAACCAATTGTATATGTTTGTAATTCATTAACTAATTCTGTTAATTCCATACGCATCGATAACCATCGATTTACAATATAAACGGAAAACTTCTTTTGATCTGACTCAGACCATTTATTCCATTCTTTCTTTTTATCAGTTAACCCTCCGATAAAATCAAAGATAGTTGCTCCCTTTTTTTCTTCTGCCATTATAAATTGTATTTTTTACGATATTGTTTTTCTAATTGTTCACCCATTCCTATTTCTAGGATAACTGCTTTATCTGGTATTCCTACTAATTTCTTTGCATCTAAAATATCATCAATTGATTTGTTGCGATATGTTTTCATTTTAGTGTTTGCATTGCTTCGATTAGATGTTTTAAACACAACGCTAACTAAATCTTTATGATATGATATTGACATTATTTTTTAATTTTAATTGGTTGAAATTCTTCTGGAATTGAACCGCAATCATCACAACGGAATACTGGAATTGGTACCATTGTGTCTTTGTCTGCACCAGTTAAGAATTTAGATACTTTATTGATTGCCATCACTTGACGAAAATACATACCATCGCATTCTTTGCATTGAATTGGTTGCATATCGTCAGGCCCAATGTTAACATTCATTTTACTCATATTTCTCCTAATAAATTTACAAACATTGCCATAATATTAATTTCTTTATCTACAACTGATGCATCTTTATATTGTGCTTCTGCTATAATCAAAATGCATGGAGCTACATGTCCCGTTCCCCAATCATCTAATGTATCATAAAGAAATGTATATAATGGCGTAAAATCTTTTACTTTGCTATCTGCGATGGTTTGACGAATTTTATTGAAAGATGCCTTTTTGTCTTTAGCATTCTTCAATACTTCTAAAATTTCAGTCATATAATTTGCTTGAATAGCACTTGCTTTATCCAATTGCAATTTTCCATTAACTACAGATGCTTGTGATGCATTGATTGCACGGCGAATGTCTGGATATGATGAATTGATAATTGCAGCTACGTCTTTGATATCATATTCAACACCTTTATCTTCTAATACAGTAACTAATCGCTTTGCAACATCTGTTTTGCTTGGAGGTGTAATTGCAAATGTTTGACAACGCGATTGAATTGGATCGATAATTTTTTCTACATAGTTACATGTAAGAATAAATCGGGTTGTTTTGCTATAAGTCTCCATCAAATTGCGAAGAGCTGCTTGAGCATTTGGTGTCAAGTAATCAGCTTCATCTAGAATAATAATTTTCCAACGACGGAAACCTACTGTTGATGCATATCGCTTAATCTTATCTCGAACTGCATCTACTGAATTTTCATCTGATGCATTGATATACATTAAGTCAGCATCCACGCTATTTGCAATAATCTTTGCCAAGGTAGTTTTACCAGTACCAGCTGAACCATAAAATAATAAATGCGGAACATCGCCGTTTTCAATGAAAATTTTAACTTTTTCAATGATGTGTTCATTGCCAATATAA